AGAGGATAAGATAACTGGAAAATGCGGAAATCCCTATCTTGAAAGCAACTTCATCAGTGAAGATAGTATAGATTTAGGAGCAGATTTAACTGAAGAAGATAAGACTTAGCTCTTGATGAAATGGGGTAGACTCTACAAGCCTTCAGAGTGGATTTCTCTTGAGGAAAATTATAATCAAATGATGGAGTCTTTTGATATTCAAGATGCTGATACTATTAATACATTAAAACTTCTTTGTAAAACAAATTTAAAAATGAACCAAGCGATAGACTGCGGTGATATGGATTCGTTCAATAAATTGCAACGATCCTAGGATAGCCTCAGAAAGAGTGCTAAGTTTACCGCAGCTCAGAATAAAGAACATAAAGAAGATTTTGTGGATTGCATTGGAAGTATGGTTGCCTATTGTGAAAAAAATGGTGGTCAGATTCCTAAATATGAAATTACTACAGATTTAGATGTAGTAGATAAAGTAATTAAAGATATGAAAAATTATACTAAATCTCTGATAACACAAGATACTGCTCTTGCTAGACAGATAGAAGATTATTTAAAGAATAGAGAGAATGCAGATCAAGCTAAAAGAGATAGAAAAGAAGCGAAAGAAAAAGGTCTTGATGCTGTTCAACTTTCAGATCAAGATTTAGCTGAACATCAAAAGATGTTATATGAACAAAGTTTACAAGATGAAAAAACTGTTTATCAAGAAAAATATAATTATGTAACAATAAAAGAATTAAAGGAGAGTTAAAATGAGTTTAAAAGATTTATTAGCACTCTCGAATATTAAAGACTGTAAAAAACAAGGATTATCAGAAGAAAGACTAAAAGAGCAAGTTCCTCATTTGCGGAAGCTTGTTTCTTTTTATAGAGAATATCCAGACCTCTTGATTGACTAGATGAAAGGTTCAGATAGTACCTTTAACTTCTAGTTCTATCAGAGAGTCTTTCTTAGAATTGTAATGCGTCATCGTTATGTGTAGGCAACATTTCCACGTGCTTATGGAAAAAGTTTTCTTTCGATGATGGTCTTGATTCTCCGATGCATACTCTAGCCTAATTCACATCTATTTGTCACGACTGGAGGAAAAGAGCGAATGTTTGCTCTGCTTTACTGTAAAGTAAAGATAAATAAAGTTTTTGAATTGCTGGAATATCCTAAAGTTTTATATGCTACAACGTAATAATTATTATTCTAAATTATAAGCGTGAAATGCCGCAGAAATGCAGAAAAAAATATAAAAATGTTATATGGTTAAAGCCTAAGTAATAAAAATGGACAATCAGCAGCTAAGAAAAGGAGAATAAAAATATGAGAAAATCAACACTAGAAGAATTTCAAAATAAAATAAATGAAATTCACCCAAAAGAAAAATTGCAAGTTATTAGTGAATATATAAATAGAACTTCACCAATAACTGTAAAATGTTTGATATGTAATAGTGAATATACAAAAAATACATGTAATTTTATAGATAAAAGAAAAGTTAGCATTTGTAAAAAATGTTTTCCTACTCAAAAGAATACTTTAAAAGATGACTATATTCCACCTGATGATATCACTTTGTTAGAACCATATCGAGGAATGCATAACAAAATTAAAGTTAAACATTCTTGTGGCTTTTGCTGGGAAATAACTCCAAACAATCTTAATTTAGGAAAAAGTTGTCCTAAATGTAGTAAGAAAATTTCTAAGGGAGAACAGAAAATTATGAATTGGTTAAACGAAAAAGGCATTGAATATATTTTTCAATATTCAATAACTATTGAAGGGCATCCTCTTAGGATAGATTTTTACATTCCAGACTATGATTTATATATTGAATATAATGGAATACAGCATTATCAATCTGTAGATTTTTTTGGAGGACAAAAAAGATTTGAAAAACAGCAAGAATATGATTCTTTAAAAAATAATCTTTTAAAAGAAAAACTGTTAAATATCTCATATTTAGATTTTGATTCTATTGAATCAATCTTACTTTTAAAGTTCAACGACCATCCTAATATAGGAGTAGGCTCAAGCGAGTCGAAGCGGAAACCATCCTAATAAAAAAGGATGATGATATGGTCTTAACTATAAGGAAACTTATAGCATTCTAAAAAAGAATGGCTAAAAATTAGCGATTTTTAGTTAAAAAAATGAAGCAGCGTCAATTACCGTCGCCAAGATAAGCGAAATCTGTACGTTGATTCCAGCTTTGAATAATGAAATAAACTGGAATCGAGGAGAATCTAAGAAAACAAAAGATGATGTGCAATATAAATTTAAAAATGGTTCTTCCATTGATATATTGGCTGCACGAGAGAGCTCGCGTGGACAAAGAAGAACGGGTAGAAGAAATATTAATTTTTTGTCAACGTTGAGGACGGTTTTTATTAATTATGATGTTTATATTTTTATATATTAATGAAAAATTAAAAAAAGGAGAAAAATAAATGATTGGATATATTTATCATATAAAAAATATAGAAACAGGAAAAGAATATATAGGTCAAACAGTAGATATTGATTGGAGAATATATAAGCATTTTCAGGCTTTAAAAAATGGTAATCATCATTCTTTAAAATTACAGAGGTCATACAATAAATATGGAAGAGAAGTTTTTCAAGTTTCTTATCAACAAATAGAAGTTGAAGATTATACAGAACTATTATTAGCAGAAGTAAAAGAAATTTCTGAATAGGATAGTTATAATAATGGATATAATGAAACTCTTGGGGGAGAAGGGCATTCAACAGTTTTTGATTATGATACTTCTATTTTGCTTTATCAGATAGGACAGCGTTATTTAGGAGTTAAACATAAAATAGCTAATTATTTTAATTGTGACAGAACAAGTGTTACTGCAGTTTTTAGAAAAGATTATTTAGCAAAATATCCATATAACGAAGAACAATTAAATAAGTTAATTGAAGAACTTGGATTAACAGAAGCAGATTTAAAAGAAAATTGCAAAAATACTTGGGATAGGTCTTTAACACAGGAGCAGGTTTTAAATATACTTTCTACTATTGAAATAAAAAATTTTTCACAATCAGCTTGTGCAAAAGCTTATGGAACAACAAAGGATGTAGTACAAAAAATTATTTCTGGTCGTTGTTATAAAGAAGATTATGAAATTTTTAAATCATTATCAAAAGAAGATAAAGAAAAATTAGCAGAAGAAATGTGTAATACAACAGAAGTGATTAAATTACATTATGAAGGTCAAAGAGGTCCAGTGAAAAATCCTTTAACTCAAGAACAAGTAAATTATATTTTAGATAATGAAAAAATACTTTCTCAAGCTCAAATTGCGAGAGACTTAAAGATTTCTGTTGATAGAGTTTCTAATGTTAAACGCAGAAAAAGTTACTTAGATATGGTTTGGGTTTACGAAAAAGAACACTCTTTTAATTAAACATTAAACTGCCCGTTAAAAATTGCGGTATTAAGCTGGAAAGCTAAACTTAAAAGCAAGCTAATCAGAACCGAAGGCTATACTTAGTATAGTCAGGGGCAACGCATAGCAAGTGAAAAGATATAATCTTGCCAAGAGACCGCAACAATTTTTATGAATAATAAAATTGAAAAGATATGCTGAACTTATAGGAAACTATAAGAACTAAAGGATAAAAAGCCTTTAGGATAACAAAATTGGGTTTAATGGAAGAGTGCGTGCTCATCGACCAGACAGCATTGAATGAAATAATAATTCCTACAACCAATATTGATAGATTATTACCAGATGGATCTAGACATCCAGAAGAAATAATAAACTTTTCACAGACCTACATTAATTTTTTGGGTAAAACGTTACAAGAATATGTTAAATATTTTAATATATAATGAAATTAATAAAAAAGGAGAATTTTATTATGTATTATATTTATAAAATTGAAAATTTAGTAAATCATAAAAAGTATATTGGATTAACCAATAATATTGAAAGAAGACGTTCAAGACATTTCTCTGATTTGAGAAATGGCAGGCATGACAATAGCTTTCTTCAAAAAGAATATAATATCTATGGAGAAGAAAATTTTAATTTTAATGTTGAATTTGAAGGAGATATAAGTAGCGAAGAGATAGGCGATAAAGAAAAAGAATTTATTAAAAAATATGATAGCTATAGAAATGGTTATAATCAAAATGAGGGTGGCAACTTCGGACCTTCAAATGGAGGTAGTCATTTAACACAAATAGATATTTTTAATATTTTATCAGCTTTAGAATTTTGTTCAAAGCCAGGTCAAATATTGTCAGATATTTTTGGAGTGTCAAAAACTACTATTAGCAGAATAAAAAAAGGAGTAAACCATAATCAATAGAAAAAAGAATATGAAGCTCTACCTCTTGAAGAAAGAAAAAAAATTTATGAAAATTTTTGTGAAGATACAAATTTTTATGAAAGAAAAGTTAATAAAACTATTTTGAAATCTTTAAGAAAATTAACAGAAGAACAAGTTCATTTGATTTTATGTAATTTTGAATTTAAAATTATTTCAAATTTAAAAATGACAAAACTTGTTAATGTAAAAAGCACTTATACTTTAGATTCGATAAAAAAGGGCGAAAGTTACAAAGACTACGCTTTAACATATTCAAAATTAACAGATGAACAAAAAAATAAATTAGTGTCATTATTGAGTAATCAATAATAGAAAACCCTTTGAATTGCTGGGAAGCCCTAACGTATAGACGAGGGTAATCAGCAGCTAAGCCTTTTTAGGAAAGTTCAACGACTAGTCGAAAGACGTAGATTCAAGTGAATCGAAGCGGAGGGCTCCTGTTTTATAGGATGAAGATATAGTCTACTCTTATAGGAAACTATAAGCAGTTCATAAGAGAACGCATATAAATTAACGACTTATATGGAATGAATAGGAACCACGGCAGGCTGGAAAAATTCATTCGCTAAAGCTAGAGCTGATAGGCGAATTCAAACCTCGTGAACTCCAAGATTGGAGGTGTGGCTAAAAGCTGCTAATAGTGAAAGCACAAAAAAAGTGTAACGCTATGCCAAGCTGCTTAAGCAGAAGGTTCAGAGACTATCGAAAACATATATTTATTATAATATAGAAGTGAGTAGAGTAGGAGTAGTGTCAAAGACTACATAGTAGATATATTTATCTATTACCCAAGTGCGAGGAATCTATTTTTAAAAAATAGATTAAGAAATAGTCCAATTTAAATAAAAATAAATTATATCACAAGCTCATCGAGCTACTAATTATGTCTGTCATAGATCCTAATGAAGTAATGATATTAGGCGGAACATATGAAACTCCTATCATAGAAGGTCTTCAGAATGAAGATTTTATAGACCAGCTACGATTATCAGGAACCTAGAACGAAGATTCCTTTGACCGAGAATAGCGTAGTGTTTGGTCTGGAGATGCAGAGAATGCATTCTAGTCCGCTGAAAAATTTGACAAGCATAGAGTTTTATTACAGCCAGAATATGAGTAGAGCGGAAGAAGTGCTAAATCCGCATATTATGTAATTGGGGTTGATATTGGTAGATTCGAGTGTACAACAGAAGCGGTTGTTCTTAAAGTAACACCCCAGCCGCAAGGATCTGCAATTAAAAGTGTTGTTAATATCTATTCTTACGAAGCAGAAGATTTTGAAACACAAGCAATAAATATTAAAAAATTATATTACAAGTATAAAGCTAGGACGCTCGCCATAGATGCGAATGGCGTCGGAGCCGGTTTCGTTGATTTCATGATTAAGGCTCAAGTTGATCCGGAGACAAATGATGTATTGCCGCCATTTGGTGTTGAAAATGATACTGATGGCAAATATAAAAAATTTAAAACATCTGATACAGAACTTAATGCTATGTATTTGATAAAAGCTAATGCACCTATTAATACAGAAGCTTATTCTTATGTTAAAACACAGATGTATAGCGGAAAAGTAAAATTCTTAATAGAAGAAACTTCCGCAAGAGCAAAACTTATGTCAACTAAAGTCGGTCAAAATATGAGTATTGATCAAAGGAATGAATATTTGAAACCTTTTGTTTTAACAACAGCATTAAAAGCTCAAACTTTAAATCTTGTAGAAGAAACACAAGGTATTAATATAATTTTGAAACAATCTTCTCGTAGTGTTTTAAAAGATAAATTTTCAGCATTTTTATATGCTATGTATTACATAAAGCAAGAAGAAGAA